ATGGCCAGAATAAAGCCGAATCCCTCCCTCATCTCGAAAGACAATCCGGAATGGACGGACGAGGACTTCAAACGCGCGAAGCCGCTAGCTGAGGTGCTCCCTGATCTGGCAGCCGAGGCCAAGAAGGTCGGCCGTCCAAAGAGTGAAAACCCGAAGGTGCCGGTTTCGCTGCGCCTAGAGCCCGACGTGCTCGCTGCCTATCAGGCGCTGGGCAGAGGTTGGCAGGTGCGAATCAATGAGGTGCTTCGCGCTGGCATGCCCAAGCCCTCGTCCCCTGAGCGAAAGAGGGCGTAATCCTCAGAGCGACCGCTTCTCTCGGGTAGGAGCACCGGAATGTGAACCAAAGACCCTCGACTGCCCTCGCGTCGTTCGTGGGAGGCCTGATCTGTTGCAATCAGGGAGGATCCAAATGCAACCTAAGATCAGGCCTATCATTCACACACCCTTCCGCTCGGACATGATCCGTGATCGACCGGAAGTCGCTCTTGCTGACATTGTGTTAGCGCTCGGGCAGTGCCACCGGGATAGCATCCGAACCTTTGTGCACTTGGCCGAGAATATGACCTCGATTGCGATCACGGTTGACGCATCGAGAGAAACCGGCCTTCGCCTCACATTCCTCTACCCAATCGGCGATTAGCAAGGTTCGAAAACATCCCTCCCCGCCAGGTCGCGAGGAGGGACATATTCACGGGAACAATCCGGGCTCCGGCTCGACCGTTATAAGCCCCGGTGTCTTGATGATCAGCTCCTGCGCTTCGATCGGATTCGTTCCGTTGACCGTGTAGGTCAACCCGACTTCTTCCCACTCGAAGCCCTCGAAGGCCGCGCGGACCTCGGGAGTGTCGTTCAGCGAGACAATCGCCATGCCCTTGATCCCCCGCAGATGGGCTGCGAGTTTATTGAAGTCATCCCGGCCAAAGATCCCCTTCCCGTAATCGTCCTCCGACCCAAAGTAAGGCGGGTCTAGATAGAACAGGACACCCGGCCCATCATAGCGGTCAATGAAGTCGCCATAGGGCAGGCACTCGATCACAACACCCGCGAGCCGCTCGTGAACTTCCTCAAGCAGCGGAGCCAGCTTTGTGACGTCGAATCGGGCCGGCATTCCCAGAGAGACCCCGAAGTTCCGACCGCGCACCTTTCCGCCATAGGCGGTCCTCTGGAGGTAGAGGAACCGCGCCGCCCGTTCCAGGTCCGTCAGGGTCGCCGGATCCGTGGCCGTCAATCGCTCGAACTCCCGCCGCGACGTGAGCTGGTAGCGCAGCATCTCCATGAAGGGCACATAGTGCCGCTGCAGGATGCGAAAGAATGTCGTGACGTCGCCGGAGACATCATTGATAACCTCCGCCTTCGGCGCGAAGCCACGGCGGAGGAAGATGCCTCCCATTCCAACGAAGGGCTCGGCATAGGTCGTGTGCGGCACGCGCTCGATCAATTCGATCAGCCGAGTCGCCAGCTGCTTCTTTCCGCCGATATAAGCGGCGGCGGGTCGGGCGGGATTGACCCGCCGCAAAGATACGATGTTCTCCACTTGTTCACGCTCTCACGTATGGCTAAGCTCTTACCGCGCGCCGGCCGCGCTCGGCGGGAAGCCTTTACGTGCCGTTTGGGCTTTGCGGGTCCTTCTGCCAGGTTGGTGCCCGCAGTGGGGGTGTTTGCGCACCCCCGCCCCGTCGGTTGGCGGGGCAAAGGGCCCCCCCCCTGGATCGGCCAGAGAGGGGCAGGAAGAGGAAGGCTCCTCCGCCAGCCGATCGACGGCCGGCGAATATGGTCTAGGCAGAGGGAGAGCCCCCGCCGAGCTTCGAATCGATGACGTGGTCGACCACGCCTGGGGCTCTGCTTTTCGCACGAGCGGCTGCCGCGAGAGCAAAGCCACAGAAGTGCATGCCGAGAAGTCCAACCATGAAGGACAGCGCCCGCTCAAGCTCGGGCGGTGCCATGATGAACTGCCTGGTCGCAAGCTCAACGAGCGGCGTTGCATACATAGCGGTCACCATTCCGACGAGGCCTTTAACAAGGCGCCGCCAAAGAGGCTCGTCTTTCGAGATCAAGGCGGCGACGAGGCCGCCGGCAACGGCACCTTGCATCACGGTTATCTTCACTCCCACGAAAGGGATCTCTGGTTCGAAGGCCAAGGCATTGTCTCCGGGCTCAGTGCGTCCCCGGAGGGCGCGTCAATAGGAACACAAGTACGGGCGGGGCGCGTCCGCGCGCCCCGCCAAGCGCCTTACCGGCTGAGAGAGACAAGGGCCGTGTTGATCTTCTCCGCCGATGCCTCGGGTGCCAGATCCAGCCGAGCGAAGATCTTGTCTTTGAGCCCCGATTCTCCCCCGAGCCACTTCACCAGGGCCGGCGCGTTCCGAACTGCGTAATTCATGGCTTCGGCAAGCACCTTGCTGCCTACATCCACGGTTAGGGCCTTGTTCTTGGCTGCGCCTGCTACGGCATTCAGGCCAGCGTTGATCGCATTCTCCAGGAGGTGATCGACCCGCAGCGTCTGGATCGCGAGGTATACCGAGGATGGGAGCTTTCGGAACAGCACCAGCATGCCGCCGATCAGGATCTCGGTTGCGTGCTGACCCGCCAGCCCGACGACCCAGTCACCCCATGGGATCACGACCGTGCCATCCGCCGCGAGAGCAGGCAGCGCTAAGATCATGGAGAGGAAGCCGACAAAGCCGACAGCCGATGCGAACGATCTCTGCATCACCAGATACGTAACGACCAGACAGCCGCCGAGTATGGCGATCACGGCCGAGGTGGTCATGTGCTGAGGAAAGAAGACCGCGCCGACGAGGGACACGGTGGTAGCAGCAAGGCAAGCGATGCCAGCCGCCACGAGAATGTGACGAAGCATAGACTTCTCCATTGTGAGGGATTGCCCGGCGGACCCGGCCGGGCTCGGGATTCTTAAGCCGTGGCCACGTCGAAGGGCTGCAGCGGCACAGTCTTTCCGGCAAGCGCGTGGGTGGAGTCGCCGAGGAATTGGATCTGCCCGTCCGTCACGAAGGAATGGCAGACCAAGGGACGAGGTTCGATCTTCTCACCCCGCATGATGCGGGCGTGCTCATCGTCCGTGATCGGTTGCGTGCCCCGCACCAGAATGGACGGCGTGAAGGTTGGCCTGTCGTGGTCGCCGTTGAAGCCCCAGCGCGGGCCCGGACCTTCGCCGACAGCCACAGCATGAGCGCCGCCGCATCCAGGACACCAGAACATGAGACGATCGCCTTCAACGACCCGGAAAAGTCCCTTCTGCATGATCAGGCCTCGTTGGTTGAAAGCCCGCCACCGACCGTCACAACGGGAATGCGGGACGCATTCGGGAGAGGTGCGGTCGAGGGCCAGCGCAAGCCGTCGTCGACCAAACGGTCTCGTTCAATCCAGCTGTCGCGGACCTCGTTGCTCTGATTGCCGCCGCGGATATGCAGCAGCTTGCCGTCGGCGCTGATGCCCGCCACGAAGCCAACGTGACCCAGCCAACCCGCCTTGCTGCCACGCCAGAAGACCGCGACGGCGCCGACGGCCGGGTCCATGATCGGACGGCCGAACTTCGCCCAATTGCGGGCTCCCAGCGGGTTTGACGGCAGCGGCTCGTCCGGCAGCGTCGAGGCGATGCAATGGGCCACGAAGAGCCCGCACCAAGCGGTTTCGTCAGATGGAAATGCCTTGGCCAACCAGATGCCGAGCCGTTGCGCCAGCGCCTGCGCCCAGCCCATGATTACGGGTGAGTTCTTCGGCCCGACGATCTCACGCACACCCATAAGGCGCGAAGCCTCGGCGTACCACGGGACGAGAATCGCCTGTCCCGGCCTGCTAGATCCTCCTGGAAAGAGCTTCTCCAAGGTGGCGGAACCGGCGATGCCGTCCACGTGGAGATTGTTCTCGGCCTGAAACTTTCGAATAGCCGCTCTGGTGGCCGCGCCGAGGATACCATCGGCGCCGGCCCGGCCGACGTCATAGCCGCGCCGACGCAGCGCGATCTGAATGTCACGCACGCTCTGCATGGAAAAACTCCGATAATGCTGAAAAGAAAAAAGCCACCCGTGGGCGGCTTTCGAGATCGGGCGAATCAGCGATTAACTGCTGCTCTCCTGATAGATAGCGAGAACGTCCTCGGCCGCCTGCTCGGCAATCTTCCGACTGGCATAGTCATGGCACGTGTCGCCCGGCCAATTCAGGCAGGTTCCCATGCGCCAGAGCTGAGGCGGCGCTTGCGACGGATCCTCGAAGACGATCTCGTTGCCGTGGTCGTCACAGGGCGGACCAGGTGCCCAGATCACAGCAACAACCCGGTCCTCGAAGCGGCCCTCGATGAATCGGGGTAAGGTTTCAATCCATTCAATCATCCGAGCGTCACTCCCTTGAGCGCTGCGGCGAGCGAGCTGACTTGAGCAACCTGCTGAGCGGTGAGCGCCGATGTCCAGACCTGGACGGCCGCGTAGATGCCGTTGTTGCCACCCTGGTTGTTGTCGCCCGTCGTCGTGCCGCCGAGAGCGTTGAGCGTGATGCCCGTCGTGTCGGCGCCCCAATTCGACGCGGCACCTTGCCCGATGAAGACACCGTTCAGATACAGCTTGAGCTGCTCGCCGGCTGGTCCGGCGGGATCATAGGTCTGGCAGATGGCATACCACGCGTCTGCCTCAAGCACGTCGCCCGTGACGACGATGGCGCCGTTACCGTTCATAGAAGCGGCAACTCTTCGGGCGTTGGTGCTGCCGCGCCAGACGAGGTAACGGGTGAAGAATTCCACCGTCGAGAAATAGCAGCCCGCGCCTGCAAAATCCTCGTGCTGTACGAGCGCCAGGAGAGTATAGGCACCGACGGGAAGGGTTGGACCGATCAGAAACGAATTGCCGACCGTGGTGTGAAGTGCTTCGTGCCCGTTGACGATCGTCGGCGTAGGCTCCTTGCCCGAAGGGGCCGTCCATGCCGTTGTATTCGTGCCCGTGCTTGGAACGCTCGTGACCTTGCCGGTTGAGACCGTCTGGCTCTCAAAATCGAGATTGGCCCAAGGCGTGGGGACCGCCACCCAATCGATTGTCAGCGGATCGCTGAAAGGGCCCGCCTGTCCAGCCATGTAGCCCGCAACGCGCACTTCTGTGCTTCCACCCAGATCGCCGAAGTCGTAGGAGACCTCGTCACCCGGCACATAGTACTCCGCAGGAGTGTGCAGGATCCGGGTATAAGCCCCTGTGGAACCGGCCGGACGATGCTCGATGGCGAACCGTGGAGCGTCCGATTCCGGGACCGTGAAGAAGAATGTCGAGCCGATAGACCTGACATTGGTGGGCGCAGTCATGCCAGCACCGTTGGTCAGCATGGCGACCGAGCGCGCCTTCGCAGCCATCCGCGTGCCGAAATCGCGCTGCCCTTGGATCCCGTAGTGGATAATGTCACCCGTGCCGAGGGCGTCGCGCGGCCCATGGACGAAGAAACAGCGATCGATCAGCCCAGGAAGGGCACGGTGAATGGCGTCGATGGCGCGCGTTTGCTTGTCGGAGTCGCCTGCATGAGCATCGATCCAGTCGGGATTCATCTGGCCGACCAGAACAACGGCGCCGTCCGAATACGGAACTTCATCCCGCAGCGCGTTGAGCGTCTGGATCACGGCCGCCTGATAGGCTGCCGGCGTCTTGCTGAGATCCTGCGCCTCGTTCTCGCCCTGAACCCAGATCACGCCTCGCAGCCGAACATCGAGCCCCTGCGCCCGCAAGGAGTTGATGCAGGCCGTCGCACCGTTCCTGGCCGCGACGAACAGATCTCCGTTCGGATACTGCCACGACCCGAGGACCAGCCCCACCCCAGGTACAGCGGCTGGGATCAGGACGATGTCCCTATGGGTAGGCGTGAACGGCAGGATCGCTCGCGCGAAGGTCGTGCCTGGAGAAACCTTGACGTCAACGGACAGGAAGTTTTCGGGGAAGAGCAGCGGATCCGTCGCCTTGATGAGCTTGTTCTGATAAGCCGGGTCCGTATCAGCGTGAGCTGGAGACCATTGCCAGATTCGGTCGTGCGTCCAGTCCAGTCGCGCATCGATATCCTCGTTGGCCGCGATGCTCGTGGCGTTGGACTGGCCGGCGATGATGTAGACGTCGAAGCCCGCCATCCGGATATGCGACCATGCTCCGGACACATCCTCGGCAACAGGCAAGCGATCTTGGCCCGAGAGGTACACCACCTCCGGGGTCTCAGTAATCTTCGTCATGTGAAGAGCCTAGAAAGTGAGAATAGATCCGTTGCCGGAAGCGATCGGCGAGCCGTCGGCGGACCGGATCGCACCGAACGAGATTGCCAGCGTCGCCGCGCCCCGGTTGCTACGGAGACCGTATCCATAGCCGAAGATGTAGGAGATCATCACGGCACCCCGATGAAAGAGTAGACTTCGCCGGTTTTCGCTGCGAACGGGACCTCCTCTCCCGGTGCGATGAGCTTGCCGTTCAAGGCGGTTGCCTGTGGATCGACGCCCTTCGTCATCACGACCGGATAATCGGAATCGGCGAAGCACCGCACAAGCGCATAGCCCGTCTCGTATTCCCCGAAGGCCGGGGCCGTCGGACGTTCATCATCCGGCGTGGCGGTGGTGATCACCGAGATTTCCTCGGCGCCATGAAACGACTTGATGACATTGTGCGCAACGTCATCCTTATCCATATCCGGGCCGTACCCGAACCTTACCCATTCGATCCGTATCCTCGCAGCCATCATTGCCTCCTTGTTGAGGGGTTCTCTCGCCATCTGGCGGTCATCTGTCATCCTCCCCGGCCTTGCCCTGCGGCCGCTTCAGTTCGAGTTCGGTGATGAAACCCGATCCGCGGGTCCAACTGTGCTCGACACTCACAATCTGGTATGTACCTGAAATTCCAGGACGGATTTCGACGAAGCAGATTGCCTCGGCCTGGGCAGCGGGATTGCCGTCGATCGTGACGGTCCCTCCTCCCTTGGCGCGTTCGGCCTTTTTCTTCATCGCCCTGGACATCCGCTCGGCGGTGTCCTGATCGGCGGCGGAAAAGCGGTAGGTGCCTGCGCCCCCCTCGCCGACGGCCTTGATCGTGCCGTCCTGGGTCTTCCACTTGGCCTCGGCAGCATCGTACCAGGTGACCTCGAATTCCTGGCGATCGGGGCGGCCATTGTCGGGCGACAGGTCCCAATTGATGATGTTCACACCCCGCTTGGCCGTGATCGTCTCCAAGGGCCGCCCGGTGACAGTCTGGCCCGCGTCGATCGGCACAAACACTGCCTCGGCTCCCATCACCTTGAACGTCGCGCCGAATTCGTCTGCGGTTCGCTGAGCCCAATGCATGAAGTTCTCGCGGCCCAGATACCAGTAATCCTGGCGCATCTGGGCAAGATCCGGATGCACCTTGACGGTGATGCCTTCCGGCGCGAAAGCTCGCGCTGCCTCCTCGAAGGTGGCATCGTCGAGGTGCTTTTCCTTACGGGTCTTGAGACCGCCGCGCATATCGGCGGACTTGGCCTCGACCACCAGGACCTGACCCGAGCCGCGACCGCTGCGCGACGACACGGAGTCGACGGATCCGACGAAGACGCCCGCCCCTTCGAAATCATCGCGGCCGAGAGTGACCTCGATATCTTCTCCCCGCTTCGGCAACACGAATTGATCGTCTGCGTCGTTGAGGGTGATCTCGCAGGTGTCGGTGGCTTTCTTCCCCGAGGCGTCGCGAATCCTGACCGACATGATCTGGTCGCCGACCTCAGATCGTGCATCGCTGTCGGTCGAGGCCGTGATCGTCCTCGACCCGATCTTGACGGAAACGTAGGAGTGCATGGTGAACCCTTGGAGCCTAATCCGTCAGGCGCAGAAGACGCGTGGGGCGGCGCTGCATCGGCTCAGGAACTTCGACTCTCACGACGGTACCGATCGGAAGATACGGCCCCTTGTCTGCAAGATCGCGGTTCATGTCGTAGGTCTTCTCGACCAAGCCCGGAACTTCCCGCCCGAAATGCCGGTAGAGCAACAGGTCCAGCGGGGTGAAGGGATTGGAAACAGGTGGAAGCGTCTCGATCGTCATGATGTCACGAGCCTCATCAAGGTCAGGACATAGCCGAGCGCGGAAGGCGGCTGCGGCGACTTCTTCAGGCTCACCTCGTATTCGATGACGCCGCCGACGCCCGTGCGGCCGAGATAAGTGTGCTTTTCATTGTAACGGGTCACTACCCACCAACCCATGTTGGTCCCATCCCCGCGGACGAGAATGTGCGGCTCCTGGCCCACGCGCATCAACTCCAGCAGTTCGAGGCTGGTGAGGCCACCCCATCGACGGGGAAACAGGCGACCTCGAAGCGTGAAAGTGCTCGCCCCCTCGCCGACGGCTTCGAGGGGGCGCAATGCGCCGATCACGTCCTTTTCGGCGAAATCGGCGGATGCCTCCCGCTCGACCTCATGGAGGTTGGGTGCCGTTACCCGGAAGGTGAGCGCCCCAAGTTGAAATAGCATGAGCCGTTTCCTTGCGAGAAAAGCGTTTAACTGTGCTCGAAGTCGGCAAACGATCCGCCGCGCCGGGACTGGAACCGCTGCCCGAACGATGTCGACGTGATTCCGCCGCCGGCCGCCTGCATGGCGGGCCCGATCTGGGCGATATCGTCCAGGAGCCCGCGCACCTTCGCATGCGCCATTTCGATCGATGAGATGTCCACAATAGGAGCGACCGTGGTGCCGAGCGCCTGAATGGCCGCACCAGCCTCCGCTGCCTTGCCTTTGGCCTCGTCCAGGCTTGTGGAGACGACGGGAGGCGTGCCGGCTGGGCCGAATCCGAACGAGGCTCCAGCCCCAAGCGTCGGGGCGACGGTGTCTCGCTGTGATCGGAAGGCCTCAATCGTAGGGTTGAGGGTCCGATTCATTGTCGACTCGAAAGCCCGGAGATTGTCCCGAACCGTTGCAAGCTCGCTGGCGGCAGCCTCAAGTTCCGCGAGCGCCGCTTCTGCTGCCGAGACACGCGTTTGGCCCTTGCGTTCCAATCCCGCGCCGACGGCCGAACGGGTTCCAAAATTCTCCCGGTTGGCCGCCAGGGACCTCTGGGCCAGGGAGAGTTCCGCCTGTAAGTTCTGCCGCTTACGCTCGATCTCCTGGTCGAGCGCATAGGCTTTGTCCTCGGCCATGCGGCGAAAATGCTGCTGCGCCTGGTTGATGGCGATCGGCATGTCCCAGGCACGCTCAAGGCGATCGTCACCATAGATTTCCTGACTTGCTGGCGCCGCAGCAGCCTGCTGGTTCTTAAGCCACTCGCCCTCAGTTTTGGTTTCAGCTGCAGTTGGGGTCAGCAGAGCCTTTAGACCGCCCTCATCGTATTTGCGTACGATGTCGTCCATCTTGGCTTCGATCTGATCGAGCGCCGCTATGGCCAGCTCAGCAGTCCAACCCTTGCCGATCTTGACCGGCTTTCCGAGCCGGGTCATGAGGGCATCCCAGGACTTCTCGGCGCGATCAATCTTGGCGAAGTCCTTATCTTGCCAGAGTTCGAAGCCCTTCTGGACCGATCCGACATAGTTCGCGCGGTCGCCCATCGTCTGCAGCAGCGCATTCACGCGCGGCAGGGAGTTCATCAGTTTCTGGATGTCGTCCTGATATTCCTTGCCGAAGATGTCGGTGAGGATCTCGGCCCGCTTCAGCGGATCGGAAACATTATTGATCTTATTTAGCAGATCGAGGGTCGCTTCGAGCGGTTTTGTGGCGAATTGCTTGCGCATCTTCGTGGAGTCGACACCAAGGGCCTTGAGCCCGGCGCCGGCGCTCTTGGAGAACTCCTTGCCCAGCTTCATCACGTTGAGCAAGGACTCGAAACCCGTGGCAGCAACTTCCATCCTCGTCCCGGATTCACCCATCGCCGCGCCGAAAGCCAGGACCTGCTCTGCGCTGAGGCCTGCCTGCTTTCCGCTGGCACCTACACGCTTGATGAATTCGAGCAGGTCCGTTTCACGCGTTGCGGAGACGTCGGCGGCCGTGTTGATAGCATCGCCAATTTCTTCGATCCGCGCCTGGTTGGCTCCGTAGATGTTGCCGATCACGGCCATCGCCTGCCCGGTTTCCTCTGCGGATGTGCCCCAGGCGCTGGTGGCCTTGGCGGCATACTCGGTGAACCGCGACAGTTCTTCCACCGGGCGACCCGCAAAGCCCGCCTGGGCCATGAGCTGCGCGATGTCCTCCTTGCTCTTGCCAGTCATCCGCGAGATCCGCAGGATGTCGTCAGCGTATTTCTGCGCGGCCGCACCGCTCGTGTTGGTCGCCTTTTCGACCTCGTACATGCTGCGCTCGAACGACAATGCTTCCTCGCCGGCCTTGTTGAGGGCGGCTCCGACTGCGTAGGCTCCAGCTGCAATGATACTCCCACGCATGGCCATCGACATTCCGGCACCTTCAAGTGCCGATCCTGCCGTAGAGAGGGCTCGCGTGGAGACTGCCAGCGACCTGGTGCCACCCCTTGCATGCCTCGCGGTACGGTCGAGATCTCGGATCGAGCGGGCCGCCTTCCCGGCAGGCCCCGACACACCATCCTTCAGGCGAACTGTCAGCTGAGATGTGAGATTAGCCATGGATAGCCTCCACTAGGCCGAGCGCGACCGTTTCCTCGTACCAGCCGAGGAGGTCCAGCCAGTCGTAGGTTTTGAGTTCGCGAAGGTTCTGTTTCAGTCCGCCTGCGACGGCAGCGACGTAGCGTCGCCAGAGCGCGGGATTGACCCGAGCACCCGTTGCAAGCGTCGGGGCAAAAAACTTTGAATTACCTCGTAGAGGCGTACATCGTCGTCATCGTCCATGACGCCAGCCGCGAAGAGGCCTTTTGGGACGGGCTCTCCGCCCGGCAGGGTCACCATGGCCTCTGCGACGCTCACTTCCCCGCCGCCTTT